TAAAGGCAAAACAGACCGAACTTCAACTCATTGTAAGAGAAGAGGTTCGGTCTGCTATAGCAGAGATGATGCCTACATCAACAGGAGGAGTTGTAAGAACTACAATACCAAAAGATTATCGTAAGGAGGTTCCTAAATGAAAAATATTCCAATACCAGTACTCACATTCTTAGCAGCACAATTAGGTGCAGCAGTTTGGTGGGGTGCTCAAATAGATCATAAGGTAAAACTTGTAGAAGAGAATAGGAGATACATCCAAGAGGTTGTAATTCCTTCCTATAAGATTAGTGATAACTGGAACAATCCACACTATGAAGCATGGTTAAAAGCAGGAGGTTGGAAAGATAAGTGAGTCCCATTCCTGATATTCGAGTAAGACAATTTGATATTCCAAGAACTAATATTTGGTCACCTCGAATAGATTCTATACCGAATATACATCCACCCGTGACAGTGAATGTAGGATTTCCTATTGTTCATATGCCTGGTTGTGTAGAAGCACATAATGATAATAATAGGGAAGGGCAACCATGGGATAAAAATTTGGTTGAGGATGATCAAGGTGGTGCATATACTGGTGCAGGAACTCTATGTCCTGATGGCTCACTTCCATTCTTTTATCCACTGAACTTTGAGCCAGAAAGGAGATTACCTACTATTGTAGCAAAAAGAGGAGAACCACCCCCACCTCCACCAACTCCTGATACAAGTAAGGTAGTTCCACCAGATGAAGATATAGAATGTCCAGGCCCTAATGCTCCTAGAATAGGAGATGTAGCACAGAATAAGACCGAAAAGGTTTCTGGATTTGAGTTAAGTGAAAATGGAAAAATATGTATTGTCTTATATGAGGATATTGGTGTAGTGGAGCAGTATCTTCCTGCTCCTCAAGTCGTGGCTACTACTGGGGGGATTGCTGTGGTTGCGACCACGAGTGCCCTACTTGCCAAACCCCTAGCTGATTTGCTCCTGAAGGTGGTGAAACCTGTCGTAAAGAAGATGATTGCAAAGATTCAGAAGATGCTTGGGAAGACTCCTTATCGGCCGACTGCTTCTGAGATTCAGACGAATCAGTATCGGGAGAAGAAGGGTCTTCTGGCGATAAATTTTGCGAAGAATCAGAAGAAACCTTTGAAGAAGACTGAGGAGAAGAAGGAGTAAGACTATGTTGATGTGGAACTATAACATTAGGTGGCTGCACTAACATTACATCGGCACATACAGAGGCATAAGGGCTTTTAGGGTGGAACATTATACCAGCCTGCATTAATTCACCACAGTTTTTAAGTCTTGCTATTTCAAAGTCTAATCTTTTATTAGCAGTTTGTTGTTGCATCATTGCGATGTTTGCAGCAGCTGCTTCTTTACATTGTTCTTGTAACTTCTTATCTAATGGTTTAGACCAAGTAGCAGACATACCTAATGATAAATTATAGTTTTCTGTCTGACCAGTTCTTGTAGGAATATAATAAAGGATCTCACCAGGATTATCGGGTATATTATCGTCGTCGTTATCTGCATTATTATAGACTGGATCGTTATAGTATCTTTCAAATGGTCTTCTAAATGACCCTGTTCCATTAATATATGGTGTGAGGTTCATGGTAGGCCCTTGACATTGGATACCTCCACCATAAGTATTAGTTATATATGGCCCTTGGAGCACCTGTATGGCTTGATTGGTTACGGAGCCAGAGGAATTAGCTATTGGATTCGCAGTCGCAGAAACACCCCCGACATCTGTGGCGTAGGCGGGGGTGCATGTCATAGCACCAACTGAAAGTATGAGTAGTTTCTTGGCTACTGACTGAAGGTTGATGTTGTTTCTGTGACGCTTTGGAGATTTGTAGTACGTTGTATGATTGTTTGTGTGGCTAGGCCTGGCCCAGAATACGTTTCGGTGTATTGAAACGCTGCTCCTGGTGTTGTTATTGTGAAGTTGGGTTTGTTTTCTAAATCCATTCCAGTCCATGTTGATGTCACTCCCTCTATCGTATTAGATCCTGATGTCACTGATGGGGCAGATATTGTATCACCATCGTGAGACATATTGGTCCCTGTTATTACATACTGGTAGCCAGTATTATAATTTATAGAATTAATTGTTTCTGTCACTTGGCTACTAGTCTCCGTTCGACTGGTCATGGCTCCCTGAGTAAAATTGGGTACTACAGGAACTGCCTTTACCGCCGATGCACTAAACAGCAGTAATAATACTGTTATAGTACTTTTCATAACTACTGGCCTATAGTTATCTCACTGACGAATTGGCCAGTAGCCGATGTTCCAGCCCCTCCAGCAGTTAAAGTCATAACACCAGCACTAGTAATTGTCCCAGCTAAATTTCCGGCCACACCACCAGAACTAGTGAATGTATCACCGTAAGCTGGCATGTCGGCTACGACACCCGTGGTCACATCCACACCTGAACCGATAGCATTTGTAGCATCTCCTTGAGTCCAAGACTCTGAGAAGCTGAATGCTGAGCCAGCTGTGTTGATATCATAAGCACCGACATCCAGAGTTGCTGCTGTTGTAGCACTACCTGCAGTGAGCTTACCAAAGTGAGCATCACCTGCCACTTTGATATTAGATCCTGATACAGCATAAGTGGAACCTACACGGCTTGCATCAGTATATGCTCCGTTAACAACCAATTGAGTTGAGGTTGACATACGGTGAACTAAATCGGCCCTTGCTATAGGGGCACTCATCAATAACATTCCAAAGAGTAATAATGTTTTTCTCATAAGGATACTCTTTATGTATTTGTATTTAGCGGCAAAAATACTTAGTGGCATAAACCGTATTATGTGGTACAATATTTTCTGTCTAAATAAATCACAAGTAAATTTACAAACTTTATAAACAATGACTGAACAATTGAGTGAGCAGCAATCGCATCTTAAAAATCTCTTAGATCAAAGAGCAACTTTGATTGCTGAAATTAATGAGTTGAATTCGGCCGCAGCAGCAAAAAGAGAATTAGTTCTTCGTGCTTTGGGTGCTATTGAATATCTTCAACAGATTGGAGTAGAACTTCCTGCACCACCAGCAGAAGAAGTTGCACCAGTAGAAGGTGAGGTAGCAGCACCAGCAGAAGGTGAAGTTCCACCTACACCTGAAACTGAAGCAATTCCAGCTCCAACTGTTGAAGGATAATTGGGAGTTGCTAACAAACTGAATATATGATATAATCGTGCATATATAAGAGAAATTATATGCACGATTTAATCAACACTATGAAGATCTTTCTAGACACTGCAGATACTCAAGCAATTAAAGATGGGTATGAAACTGGTTTAATTGATGGTATTACTACCAATCCTTCTTTAATTAAGAAGAGTGGTAGAGATCCTGAAGAAGTATATCAAGAATTAATTGACTTGGGTATACCTGATATTAGTATGGAAGTTGTGGGTGATAGAGATCAAATGCTTTGGGAGGGTCGTAGACTTGCTAACAAGTTTGGTCAACACGCAACTATTAAAGTTCCATGCACACCTGATGGATTGTATGTGTGTAGACAGTTATCAAGATCATTAGTCAAAGTAAATGTAACACTTATATTCTCACCATCACAGGCAATACTTGCTGCTAAGGCAGGAGCAACATATGTATCACCATTTGTAGGAAGAGTTGATGATAACTCATATGGTGGTCTATGTCTCATCAAAGACATTGCTAATGTGTATGCAAAACAGAATTGGAAGAGAACTGAGATATTAGCTGCTTCTATCAGAAACGTAAGAGATGTAGGTAGAGCATTTGAGTATGGTGCTAACATATGCACTATACCAACAGGAGTATTTGATAAGATGTATAAGCACGTATTAACTGATGCTGGACTAGCACAGTTCGATAAGGATTGGGCAGAAGTTCAATCTCATGCCCATGTCTGATAAAATAGATACCCAAGGACTGAGTGGTCCTACCACTCCTGGTTGTAAGGATAACATTTATCCTCATGATGAAAATGGGAATCCAATTCTTCCTCGTGCGACGATTACACCTCGTAGAGTTCATACGTCTGAGATAGTTAAAGAATTAAAAATTCTTATTAATGAAGTCTTAGATGAAAGAGAACATAAGAGAAGAATGGCAGGAGCATATGATAATGTAGAACCTTTACCTCCATCATATTTCGATACTGAGCATTTTCAGTATCTTGTTGGTGAAGAGGAACCACCTTATAAAAATTGGAGTCAATGAGTTATGGACAAAGACGAATTAAAATCTCAAATTAATGAGATCATTGAAGCAGATATTCAACTTGGGATTAATGATTACATAGAACAAGAAGGAAAAGGTTTTAAAGGACAAGAGTTAAATGTTAAGGTATCTCAAAGTGAAGTTGATAAAATTATCAAAGAATATAATAGGATTAAAAAACAACAAAAATCAAATATTAATCAAATAAAAAAACTTGATCTGTTAGATAAAAACGGTAATCCGTTATGAGATTAGGTGTTATGTGTTCTGGTAACGGCACTAATTTTCAAAACATAGTTACTAATCCTGTCTGCAATACGAATGAAGTTGTGATAATGATACACAACACTAAACAATGCGGTGCTATTGCGAGAGCAGGAAAATTTGGAATACCTCATGTGAGAGTTCCACATAAAGAAGAAGAGAAGATGATAGAACTCTTCAAGGCATGGAAAGTTGATCTTATAGTTCTTGCAGGATATATGAGAGTGATTAAAAATCCTTCTTCTTTCCCTGCTCCTATTATTAATATCCATCCTTCACTACTTCCTAAGTATAAAGGATTACATGCTATTGAACAAGCATTAGATAGTGGTGATGATATTACTGGAGTTAGTGTGCATTATGTAAATGAAGAGTTAGATGGTGGAGAGATAATACTTCAACAAGAAGTTCCTATTCTACCCGATGATGATCTCGAATCATTGACAAAAGCAATCCAAAGAATAGAATATGCTATACTACCAGCAGCGATAGAACATGTTAGACACCAGTTCGAGCAACAAACTCATTGATATTTGTTGTCGTATCATATCCACTGATGGTGAAGTAACACTAGAGGAAAGGATATGGATGCATAAATTATGTGAAGAAAATGAAAAAGCCAAACTATTGGCAGGTAACATTCTAGAATGGAAAATGCTTTTTTAAAACCATGAGAACACAAAACAAAGAAAATTATTATTATGTTTTTTGGATAGTTGCAATGGTTGCTTTTATAGCACCACAAGTATTGACAGCAGTTGCATATCATAAAATTGCTGATAGACTTGCTAGACCAATACAAGTTGAAATTGTAGAAACATCTAAAATAAAATTAGGATTATGAGATTTAAAGCATTAGTCTTTGTAAGATTAAGAGGATCTGTATCAGATGCTGCTGGTAATGCAGTGATGAATAACGTCAAAAGAATTGCTCCTAAAGTTCAACCTCATTTGTTGAGGATTGGTAAGGCAATTGATTTTTGGTTTGATGCAGAGACTGAAGAGATAGCAAGAGAGCAGATGGATCTTCTGTCTGATAGGA